GCTTCCCTAATCAATTGGAATCCAGGGTACGCCGACGACAGTCCGGACCGTTTCATTTTCACCATGACAACAATTTTCGTCAAGACGTCCCCCTTCCGCGGGATGTTCCCGTGAAGGGTTTGGGAGTATACTTGGTTCGTGGGCATCTGGATCTGTGTCTCGATCAGTTCGCGCGCGTACGGAATTGTCCGTCGCACAACCTGTCGGAACGGACGGACGGCCGTCTCAGACGAGCTGTACACAAGAACATCTTCTTCGCCAATGGCTAATAATTGGAGTAAACTGCCTCCTCCACCCATGGTTGCTGTGTTTTGTAGTATATCAAGAGATAAAAAAATAACGTTTTTATGCCATGTGTTGCAACGCGCAGACTTGTTTTTGTGCCCATGCAATGAAAAAGTCCGAGGATTGCCGCGTCATCATCATATCAGCATCACGCATCGAGTGTCCGAGTCTCGCGCATTCCTTATACAGGCGCGTATACATTCTAGAAACGTCGGTTTCCTCAAAATCGCCCTGATCCATATCTGAGTCCGAAGAGACCTGTTGTGGGACCGGTTCCTCTTCATCGTCTGTCATGGAAAACTCGGGGATGGGCCCAATATCGATAATTGGGGGGACTTCGAATTGGCGGTCCGTAAACAGACCAATATCTCTGATGCGATGGGGGAAGAAATAGTAGGCGTGTGAAAACTGGATTTCTTCAACACCGAGATCGAATTCCATAACTTCTCGAACACCACAGGCATTGAAAAACAAGGTTTTTTGGGGATGATCGGTTGGACTAACCACCAAGAGATCGCCGACGTATCCGATATTGAGCATACTCACATCATCCTCCCAGCCACGGGATATCATCCTTGTAAACGTCTCACGTTGTTTCCTGTTTTCAAAAACCCCGAGCCCACGTTTCCTCGTCACAAATGGAATGGTGGTTCGTGCAACTGTACAATCATGCAAAAAGATGAGAACGGGCATATGAATCATTTTTTTTGTTTTTTTCTGGGTTATTTCGGATGGTTTTTGGTCTCGAATGCATGTGTTGATATGTTTCCGAACCGTCTCCGTCAACGGCTCGTGATCTTTCGTCACGGGAATCGTGAACAAGGGCCTGGTCACGTCGGCCTTGGTGCATACGAATTTTGCCTTGGGAACGATTTTTTTTTCCACAATCGTCAACTCGTGATATTCGTCGCCAAGAGCGACCATTGGAGCGTTGTGAGCGAACATTTGGTAGGCCATGATGAATATGTTTGTAATGTAAAAAGTAACTCACACCACGGGCGAGTCCACTATTTATACTTTTTTGAATGTATACTGTATCCGCTCGCCGCATGGAAAACGAGGATATAGACGACTTTATCCATTGGGTGTGGAGTATTTTGTATTGATTCTTTGTCTATGAGCATGCCCGTATATTCGCCTCGCGTAGACCGCCTCAAACAGGTGCCGCAATTCGAGCAACGTACCCCAGAATGGTACGAAGCCAGGAGACATTTGATCACCGCGTCCGTGGCAGCGAGTGCACTATACATTAAACCCTTCGACTCGTTCACCGGGTGCCCCAGGAAGAACGCGATCGAGAATACAGTATACAGGAAATTCAAGGGAAATATCGCAACAAGGTGGGGTTGCGATCACGAAGATATGGTTCGTGATCGATTCGATCTGATTATGGGAACAGAGACTACCGAATACGGTCTCATTCGGCACGTGGACGTCCACGGGCCCGAGACGGGATTACCGTGGATCGGTGCGTCACCAGACGGAATAACCGAATGCGGCGCCATGGTAGAAATAAAGTGTCCGTACCGCCGCCGGATCGTTCCTGGGCACGTACCGCATCATTATTACCCGCAAATCCAGGTGCAATTGGAAGTGTGTGATCTGGATCTATGTTACTTTGTGCAATGGCAACCGGACCATTTAAACGCGGACGGTGTCGAGATCTTTGATATAACGCCCGTGGAACGCGATCGAGCATGGTTTCAAGAACACAAGGAGAGTTTGTATACATTCTACCTGGAGTTGCAAGAGGCCAGGGCAGCGTATACGCCCCCGGAACCCCCATCGTGTTTGATACGGGATTCTATGTACGACGATATGACGTCGATGTCCTCTGCGCCAGCATTCGTCGACGATACCGAAGATTCGTCCGGGACGACATCCATGTTTGTTGATGATGTTGATGACAATGTATAATAAATACGTATAAAACGATATCGGTGATATCGCTTTATGGAATGATATTAGGTATTCAAGGATGGAGAAGCACTTGCGGCACCACCGCCGAGGTTTGCGCGCACGGCGGATGCTGTCGCGGGTTTGGATGAACCCGCGCCGTTCCCGGGTGAACGTCGCATCGTAAAGAAGGCGACCAAGGCGATAATCGCCAGGGCGATGGCCACGGAAATTATGATGGCGAAATTTGTATTTGGAGGTTTGGTCTCTGGTTCAGGAAGGGTGATTTCCCGTGGGATTTGGGATTCGAGAGGAGTCGCGGGGACGGATGTCATGGCATCAATTGTGGACGCCGGTAAGGTCACATTACTGTAATTGACCATATCGGCCGGGTCAAAGATTGCTCTGTCGCCGCTGTTTTGGACGGGTGGATTTGTGGATCGGACGACACCGGCTGGCAAGGTTGTGGTCGGAGTTTCTAATACGGGCGGTTCGGTGGTGACTGGAGCGGTCTGGTTTTTAGGTGGAGGGAGAAGCGCTTTGATTCCTTCTTCTGTCAACATATATAGTGTAGACATAGAAAAAAAATACATATTTATCCTCCCTGAGGAGATGGCGTCAAGATAATATCGAACACGAGAGTGACGTTTTTCTTGGTTCCAGTTTCCGTAGTGCTCACCAACGTCCCGTCGCCTTTCACGACACGGATACTTAATTTTGAAAGAGCGGATATGGGAGGATTGAAGACTTGGCATTGCTGGAAACACTTATCGATGACTTTGACGTCTCCTGGGTTCAGTGTTGAATTGTCAAAATATAACACGGAGAAATACTGGTCGGCGGACGGAGCGTTCGAATCGACGTTGGAATCGCGAAGCTCTCGGATATCGAGAATCACGTAATCTTCGTTGGCCACTTTGGGAATGGTGGCCATGATCATATCGACACGGGAGACGTTTTCGAATCTGTTTCTTGGAAGGTCCTCCCATAAATCCACGACGAAATCGAAGGGAGCATTTTCGGTCGCGAACCTTGAATCAATAAAGAGACGCCAACGGGTCTCGTCGATTTCCTGTAACCGAGGTAAAATGTCGGGGGTTCGTCTATTTTCTCCTGATATGTGGTTCGGAAGTGTATAGAGTGGCATATATATGGTAGCGTACGAAAAAAAAATCATACAGATTTTTTTTTTCTGTGTAGATACTACAGAAAGACTATGCCATTTGTTCAACCAGCCGTTGGTGCCGGTATCGGTATCACAGATTACAGAGGAAGTTGTGCCGTGAACGCACAGAACAGATATGATTTCGGATTGCGAGATGACGGCGCGTTCCGAAAATTTGCCCAGGAAAACGCCACTAAAGTTCGTGATAATACCTTGCAGTATGTCCCATCCATTACCTACTTTGGAACAGGGTGTCAATTCGAGAACCAGAATCCCGCCCCAGGACCAAATCCATACTATCAAAAGTAAGTGATCTTTCATACAGCGATACATTGTATCGCTGTAGATATCTTTATGTTTTGTAGATGTATAATGCACCGATAATACCGAGACCCACCAACACAAACATATCAGTGGCGTGACGTGCCTCCTTGGCTTCTTTGGGGAATTCCAAGACTTGTAAATCGGCCACCACATCCTTGACCACGGGAGTATTTTTGTATACATCGCCTACGAAAGGCGTGTTCATGAGTACTTTGTCACCACCCAATAAAAGAGTTGCCATACAATACGCATATACTTTTTTTTTTCTATCCATACACTAGGATATGAACATACTACCGATTCTCGTCATCGCACTCCTTGTACTCGGAGTTGCCGCGGTATTATGGATACAACATTACACAACGCAACGAACAAAGAGACTGTCGGAAGAACGTACACTGAAACCCGATGTAATCATCGAGGAAACCACCCCGACGCCCGGGACATTGAAATCGACGGCCGACGAGTATGAGTACGTCCAGAACGTGATCGATGACCCGGTGACGGACGATCTTCCCATGTCGGACTTTGCGTTTGAGAATTTGGTGGTTGGAGAAGGAAAGACTCCGGACGCCGTAACGTCCATGACAAAAACAACTGCCGCAGAAACTGCCTATAAAATCGTCCGGTGCTCCTTGGCGAATGGGTACGCCATCAAATGGAGCGGACGGTATTTCACGGTGAACGGGGATGGAACAACATCATGGTCCATGCAAAAACAGGAACCGTCATCATGTTTCGAAATCAAGCCAGGATTCTGTGGCGATTCCGGGGCCTTTATTATGTTGCGTAGTATGCTCAATGGACATTTCCTTCGCGTGAGCGGGACCACGAACAAAGTGGTTGCCATTGATTCGCCCACGGCGAATAATGCCAAACAATACTGTTGGTTGTTTAGAAATACACAGAAAAACGCAAGGCTTCCGTGCGGAACCATGTACCGCCCAGAATATGGGCGCGTGGTGACCATTCCGTGTACGATTATCAAAGATCCGCCAGAGGGCAAGACATGTACGAGTGTGACGGACGGGTATAAAGCAGACTGCTGTGGACGGCATCCGGACGACCAGACATGCCGATCCATCTACATTCGAGAAGTCGTGGGACGAACCCTCGCAGAGGCCGCTACCTATATCAAGACCAGGTTCCCACAGTATACGATTCTCAAATGCGCGCGCGGCGACGACTGTGAAAAAGCCAAACCTTTCCCCCTTCCAAAACCGGATACGATTGTCCTCGTCTACGATCCTCGTTTGGGCACCATCACCAAACCAGCCTACAGATTTATATAAGCTACATACCATCCATGTAATCACCAGATTACATTTATGGATAAAATACTTCACGACGTGTGCCGGCAATCGTCGCCAATGGATACGATGCGGATCTGGGCCATGGCCCCAGACATCGTGGATGTTCCCGAGACTCTGGCGTTGATCGGGACCACGGAGACTGAAGAATTTTTATGGAATCACGGCTCGCGTATCAAGCACCTGACCCTGTTTCTGAATGGCGAATCGCCCCACCATTTCGTACATATACTCCCATACTGCGTCGGCGACACGCTCGAGACCCTGGACATTCGACATACAGGGTTTCTCGATTGTTATCCTCTTCGATACCTGCCCAGTCTCACAACGTTGCACATCAACGCCATGCATACGAAACGATGTACACAGATCCCCCCGTTGGTCACGGATCTGCGTGTCTGTATCTCGTCCCATATAGAACTCGACGTCTCCATGTTATCGAGGCTTCATACATTTCACATCACGGCCGATAAAGTCACCGTGGAAACAGGGTTACCGGACGGAATCGAGACGTTCCGTGTTCGAGGACGGTCGTGTACGATTCCACTGACGATGCCCGAGACGCTGAAACATTTGGAAGTCTCAGGAACCATTATTGATGCGTTCCCACGTCTTCCGCGTGGCCTCCGAACCTTGAACGTTGCGAATACACACATCGAACCGGGGCAATTACGGTTATCGGAGCTCGATCTGGACGCGTGTATCGCGTACGGAACGTATTTAGAAGATGACGATATCAAAGATTGCCGGGCCAGACTCCTGGATATCCGGTGGACATCGGTGACGCATCGGGCCCGGTTTCATCCATGCGTTCAGACAGTATACATGGACATGGTTCCGTCGTGTATACGGGATGGTGACGTTCGAGACCGGTACTTGAATATCCATATTGGTCAGAATCCGGACCATATGTCGGCGGCATGTATGGTATCCATGAACAATGATTTCGAGCGCCGCGATCCAGTGCCTTCGCCGTTCCTGGGCCAGGCTACATATACAAAGGCATTTCACGGGCAACGCATTGCGTGCCATATATGGTCGAGAACGTTGCGCACGGACGATGTGGATCGTTTACTCGCGTAGTTCGATCACATGTTTCTGTTTCATCACTATTTTTTCTATATTTTGTAACATGGGCACGAAATTCACACCGGCACCGAACGTCTCGGGTTTCCGAGACTGGATAAATCGAATGGCGTCGATCATGGAAATACGGTATTCGGACATGAGGAATGCAGCCACCAAACTCGCGCTTCTCGATATCCCCGCAAAACAATGCACGAGGATGTTTTTCCCGGTTGTGTGACGCAGGAACATGTGCATCCTGGATACCACATGGGACACGTGTTGTGAAAAGATATCGTTGTATGCGGGATTGTCGTGAACCGGAATACGCATAGACAGAATAGTCCCAGAGAACGGGGCGTCTATATCCTCCGTGCAATTAACAATCATACCGATGGAATGTCGTCGCATAAAGTCGTCACTCAATGCGTCCTTCTTGGACCCTATCCAAACACGAGGCACGATTTCTCTGGCATCAAAGTATTCAGGCATGATATACCGGTAGAAAAAAAACATTTTTTTTTCTTCGTGTACGTTAAGAACTCATGTCAGGTGCAGTAGCACAATTGGCCTTGTTTGGGCAAGAGGATTTGGTACTCTCTGGAAATCCAGAGGTGACCTTTTTTAAGCTTATTTTCAAACGCCCATCCATTTTTTCAATGGAATCCATTCAACAATCGTTTCAGGGTGAGGCCGATTTCGGACGGCGCGTGATTAGTCAAATAACGAGATCAGGGGATCTCGTACACCATGTCTTTGTGGAAGTCGAATTGCCGGATTTGCGCGATTACTCCATCAATACACCCATAAGCACACAGACGTCCGGGGCAACTATCGTCTCCGCCAGATGGTCTTCAAATACCACGGCCGTCGTTCGTTTGTTACCCAGTACAGACGGTCTGGATGTTGAGTACGATGTCGACATTGACGGGACCGTGACACGTGTATCGAACGTCGATTTCTCGTCTTCGCCCATCGATATTCAGATCACCGGTCTCAACAGAACCATCACCCAAAACCCAGATGTCACGGTCACCCGCGTAGATTCCGGTGGTACTTCAGGAACGGCCAGTAATACGGTTCAATTGGCAACCCTGCGTTGGACAAATAATATCGGGCACGCTCTCATTCGTCACGTTGATTTGGAAATCGGCGGGGCTCGTATAAATCGTCTCACATCCGAATGGCTGGACACCGAATTGGAACTGACCACGCCCGCCGATAAAATCAGCGGGCTCAATGAAATGTTGGGGCGGTATACGGTCTGGAATTTAGTCACCAATTCCCTGGAAGGCCCGGCCAAATTGTACATTCCACTGACCTTTTCATTTTGTAAAACGCCAGGATTGGCACTTCCTTTGGTCGCCTTGCAATTCCACAACGTGCAATTGGCATTCGATTTCAGGGATTATACGGAACTGATTAAATCGGACGTGCCTGTGACATCGCTCCTGGATTCGGGAGGCCGTGTGCCTCGTTGTACCATTGTTCCGTACGTGACATTCGTGTATTTGGGAACGAATGAACGACGAAAATTCGCGTTGGGAAGTTCACACGAATACTTGATTGAGGATATCCAGTTTTTCGGGGATACGCCGGTCGTGTTTTCCGGGGACGAACCGAATTTACAACGACGTATCGCCATCGATTATTCCCATCCCGTCTCTGAATTGGTGTGGACGTACAATACGGCCGCCTCATACAATTCGGCCCTCCAGCCAAGCATGTACAGCGTCAGTGGAAACGATTACTTTAATACAAATGCTCCGTCTCTCTCTATTGAACCAATTAAAAGCGCCCTCGTGTACATTAACGGAAACAAGCGATTTTCTGAACGGTCTGGATCATACTTTAGATTGGTACAACCGTATGTACACCACACACGGACCCCGGAAAAACGTATTTATTCGTATTCGTTTGCCCTGAACCCGGAAGATCCGACCCCCACGGGAACTTTAAATTTCTCGCGCGTCGATACAGCACACTTGTCGGTGACATTTGACGATTCCTTTTCAGCGGGAACCAGTAATGGGCGATTACGCGTGTACGCGAGATCGTTCAATATTCTCAAAGTTGCCAATGGAATGGCAGGTCTCTTATTCGCTTCCAATTAAATTCTCTATGGCATACGCACGCGTATGTCATACAGACAGTTTATGAAAAAATCGTACCCTCGACGAATCGACGAATACCGCGGATATTGGGGTGATAAAATCCGTACCGTCTGGCGGCCCGGTGCATCCACGTTCGAAGTCCAGACTCACGCCATACCGTTTCCAGATGATCGCCGCGATCGATGCCGCGGACGATCTTTGCGTGGATGGATGTTGGGATTTTTTGGGCGCGCCCGAAATCGAGAAGCACGATACGGGTCCGGTTTTTGGTAATCATGACATTGGATAAATGCGTATCGAAATGCGCGAATCCAGCGTACCACATGGTCCGTATAGCTCGTTCGAAGGAACGAAGTAGGGTTTTGGACGATGTATGCGTCACGGATTTGTACGTGTCCACGGTGATGCCGCGGATGAATTCTGATATCGTGATGTGGACGCCGTAGGTTGGATCCATCCACGACATGTAGAATCCAGGGAACGAACGACCGTTTAATCCGCGTGGACCTTTGAACGTCGCAAGCGTGGCGTGGACCATGGATTCATTGGTCACGCGTCGAATATACTTTCTGGTTTCACGGGTTCCGCGGCTTTCTAACATTCGCATAGACTCCAACACCGTTTTGACGCTCGTTTTGGACGTATCGCCGCGCCCGTCTGTCCCGACACCGTATTCTATTTTACAGGCAACAGTGGCGCCGAGTCGGGGCATTTTCAGTCGAAGAACGTTCCAACCCGTTCGTGCCGAGCGACGGAGATCTGTCAATAAGTCCCTGGTGACTCGTATTTTGTATACCACGCCAAACGACCCTTCGGACGTCTTGACGATGCCCGAGGTTGTTGGAAAGACCGTGGACACGATATTTCTTTGGAATTCGAGGGGCGTACATATCGATCCATCACGAATGTATGCATCAATCATAGATTTCTCAAACACATCCTTTTGTCTCGTGACACGATGACGTCCGAGACGAAACGTCCGTCGATCGAGATGACCGGGGGGATAGGTGGGACCCCGAGGGCGCCGCGGAAGAAGATCTTTCTCGGATACTTTATATCCGAGAACACGAGACTTTGTCATACAGTATACCACGAAAAAAATCATACTTACAAACGAATATCTTCAGTCGTATCCACAAACATGGAGGAATACAGTTTCGACGGCTGGAATTGATCGCCGACGCGATAAAAGGTGTCGATATCCCTCGGTAAATATTTATACACGATTCGAACATCGTCCTGGATCACGTCGTCACCATCCATGACCAAGGCATTTTTCTGCCGGATCAACCGGTCGTCCGATTGCTTTGCTTTGCCCATGGCAAGGAGCACGATCCCGATAATAATTAAAACGACAAAGGAGTTCATACTGTATGTCCATAAAAAAAATTATACGGATTCGCACGCGGCAATGGTTCCTCGTTGCGTACTGGCCTGTGTACATGCCCAGGCCACGAGAGTGTCCACATCACGTTCATCCTCGAACCGGGACACACTTCCGTCCCGTCCAATGAACAAAATGGTGGGGAATTTGGAGGGGGCATTGGCACCCAATTTGGTCTGAAGGTACGACTTCCACCGGTCACCGTCCACATCGTAGACCGGGAGGGCGTGACCGAAATGGTCAGAAACCTTTTCGAGGATGGGACGAGCTTCGCGACAGTAGCCGCACCACGAGACGTTGACGTATAGAATGGATCCCTGATGAAAACGACCGTCGAATTGAAACATGATGTATAGTATACTACACGAAAAAAAAAGTATGCGCTTATTTTTCGTGTTTTTTTTCGCGTGCATTGTATGACGGAATTCGGTATTCATGTCCATGTGCCGGAGAATGTCGAATACGATCCAAAATTGGACGATTGTACGATCAGGGCACAAGACGGGTCCGTGATCCCTGCCAACACGTACGTATTGACCACATCGTCTCGCGTCTTACACGACTGTTTTAAAGAGACGGGAGAACGTGTGTTTTACGTCGAGTGGGATCCGGAAAGTATCGAGGTCTTGGTCAACATCTTACACGGGAAACCCGTGACATGGACCGTGGATACGGCTCGTCGTACGTTGGAACTTATGGATTATATTGATTGTCACGCCAAATATTCGAATGTGGTGGACATTTTATGGGACTGTATCATGTGTACATCGGATACCGAACATACATTCGAGTTACTGTGCACGCACGCTCCTTTCTTGGCACCCACACGTTTGCGTAGTATGGTCCACGTTGCATCGGCAGCGGCTCCTTTATATTCGACATTCCGAAAATTGCTCGCGAACATGTCCATGACGCCCGAATTGGGAAGGGCATTCATGGATACTGTTTTGGATATTTTCCCTCCTTTGCGTGTGTTTCGCGATATCGTGTTCATGACCCCCGAATCACACCAATACGATGTGGCCATGGCCATTTTGACCATACCCAATATCGGGATCGGGTTCCATCCCGACGAGTTTCACGTGGCACTTCGTATCGTCTACGACATATCGCCGAATTCCGAGTACTCGGCATCCCTTCTCTTGAAATCGTGTTTGGACGCGTTCGGGAGTGTCAATCATCCGTCCGTCTCGTCCAAAGTATGGGGAAGTTTCTTATCGTATAGAGGTCCACACGCCAGTTATTTATTGAATTGTATGCGGTTTCCCCAAGGGAAACAAACCGTGCGTTTCCACGGGTGTCAATTCGTGATTGATGTCTCGTCAACGTCGATGGATATCGAAGCGTCCATCTACATGGAAAAAGTCACATACGACGAGATCGATTCGGTCTGTATCAGGGTCTCGACTATTCGTCATCAGCGCGATATGATTGGCGTTATTGGACCCGTGTCGAGAACGTACGATTTCGACCGGCACGATGATAGGGCGTTCACATTACGAACTGTGGATCCCCTGAATTACGGGAAAATCGTGTTTGATCAATCATTCGACGACCCCGAAACCATGAAATTCATTCGTTTCGATGTGTCGTGGGATTCGTGATTTTTTTGATGCGTACTAGTATACTATAGATGCCGAGGAGTGGATTTTTCAACAATGTTCCACAGACACCAGAATCTCTCAGACGCAAATACAGACAACTGGTATTACAGATGCATCCGAATAAAGGGGGCGACGTAAACGCATTTAAAGACATGAAGAACGAGTATACGCGTCTTCAAAATCAACTTGCAAATAGAACACCAACACCACGCTCTCAAAACAAGAAAACGCCAAAACTCCTGAGGGCACCGCCGTCAACGAACTCCAAAACACCGACACCAAAGACGCCAAATACCACGAGGGCACCGTCCATATCATCAAACACGTCATCCTCGCGAAACCGGTACCCACGAGTATCTCCACCACCGCCGACGCCACGGAGGCAAAGGTCCCCGCGTCCGTCCCCAGGTCGTAGACGGCGGTCTCCCACCGTCGTCCTGGGGACTCCCGTGACACAACGTCGACGTAACACGCCATCACAGCGTACCCAGGCGACAATTGCGGGTGTAGCGGCCATGCCTCTGTTGACGGTCGCTGCGTTCATCGCGTCCGGTGGATCGATGTTTATCCCCGTATAATTTTTTTATTGGGGTACTGTATGAATCAAAACAAACCGACAAAGAATAATAAAGTTACGGACGCGCTCGTGAATTATATTCACGTCCTGAGGACAATGACAGATAAAAACGCGTCCAAAAATAGAAATACGTCGTCGTCGAATTCTCGCAACGGAAATAACGGGTACAGATTTAATTACGGGTCCACAAACAACACCAACAACAATAACAATAACAATACTCCGTCATCAACCTATTCACGAAACAATACTAATTCTAGAAACAACAACAACAAGAATACCAAGAGGAATTCTATGACGTCCACACGAGATATCGTCTTCGGAGCTCCACCGTCGATATTTGCACGACGATTCTGAACGCGCGTTTTTCATGCTTTTTTTTTGTGGACAGACATCAACATGTCCACAAATATCAAGAAATATAAACCCAAGGATATGCCGGAACACGCGGTCATTGTGGCGATCGCGAAACGACGCAGTGGAAAATCGTTCTTGATTCGAGATTTTCTGTACCATCACAGAAAACGTTTCTTCGCAGGAATCGTGATGAGCGGTACGGAAGCCGGGAACGGCTTTTACGGAAAGGAGGTGGGTATTCCGAAGAAATTTATTTATCATGATTTCGATGAACCAGCGCTCGAGAAATTGGTCAACCGACAACGGGAATTGTCCCAATCGGGGCGCGCACAGCCAGTGTTCGTGATTTTGGATGATTTAGGTTTCGATAAAAAAATATTCAATAAACCCATCATGCGTCAATTACTCCTCAATGGCCGCCACTGGAAAATTACATTGTACATTTGCCTTCAGTATGCACTCGATGTCTCACCGAGCGTTCGAAGTAATATCGATGTGATTATTCTTCTCAAGGATAACGTCAATCGAGATAAAATATATAAAACGTTTTTCCAAATGATTCCAACATTTTCACAATTCAATCTCATTATGGATGCGTGTACAAATGATTTCAAAGCGCTCATTCTAGATAATACGTCGACATCCACTGCCATATCCGATTGCGTGTACTGGTACAAAGCCAAGCCAAGAAGCGCGTTCAAAATCGGACATTCATCATTCTATACGTTTGCACCGCCGAAACGGCCGTCCAAAAACGCCCAGAAATCCGGAAGTGTTCGTTTACTTCACTAACGTGGGCATCTCGATTGGTTTGGAAATGAGTCGAGATGGAGATGTATGGATCAGGGACAAGAACAAATACAAAAATTAGTTTTTTTGTAGAATGTATAGAATCGATGCGCAGTGGACGTCACCAGACGCGCCACAGTATGTATACATTCCACGCAAGGCTCCACAGGCCATATTCGAAAAGAAAGAAAACAATGAGTTACAAAACATGCCGGACCTCACGTCATCAGACTCGCGTCTCGGCCGTGGCCACGCCGAGACCCTATACAGTTCGAAAAGCTCCTGCCATGAACATGGACGCGTCGACATTTCTTGGTCCGCCGAAACTCGTGTACGCCATCCGCCGTATGATGAATACTTCCGACGCGTTCGACGATTTTCAACGCATGTTGATCGGTGATTCGCCGCGTGTGATGGACGTGGCATTTGATTTGGGAAAACCCGTGGTCTTGCATTTTGACGGCGTCGCCCCCGTCCCTATTCAGGGCACGTGTATTCAACACGGGATGCTGGATGACGTTATGAACGCGGTCGAATCGGAAGATCATATTGTCCAGGCCACGGGACGAGCGGGTATTCACGGGACCTTGCATCGCGTGTCCATGCTCTATGATTTCAACGGTTCCGTCGTGGGCGCCACCCTTCGTCTGGGCCGGCATCTGAATATGCACGATGTCCTCCCGGACGATCTGAAGACCGTGATCGCCATGGGAAAATCGGTGATTTTATTCGGCCCTCCGGGAACGGGAAAAACCACACTTCTTCGCGCGATCTCCGAATACGCGGGCGATTACGTGCCGAAACGGACGGTGGTTGTGGACGCTTCCGGGGAACTGGGAGGCGTGGGCACGAATGTCTTGGGGCAGTATACGCGTCGCGCGTGCGTCCCCCCGGGAAGTAGTATGCCGGAGACCATGATGCATGCGATTCGAAACCATACGCCTCAAGTATTGATCGTAGACGAATTAGTCACTCCATCGGATACCGCGGCCGCGCAAACATGCTCGGCACGAGGGATCCAACTCGTGGCAAGCGCCCACGCCATGTCACTGGAAACCTTGATTACCAATCCCGTGTTCCGGGACCGGTTATTTGGAGGGATTCAGCACGCGGCCATTGGAGACACGGAGGCCAAGATGCTTGGTACGAAATTCGTCAAGGAACGGAAATGCGAGCCGGTGTTTGAGGCAGCATACGATTGTTCGACGCGGACCTTGTACGATTGTTTGGTGAAACGAATCGATGAACTCTTGTAAATGAATATGCACGATAAAACGATACACGGGTATCGCTTTGTTGGATGGTTTATAAATAGTAGAGTGTAAAGACGAGCGTGAGCACGGCGTGGAGACTTGTAACTTGGCGCGCGACGGTGGTTTGTGGCGAAATGTCACCGAATCCTATGGTCGTGTGCGTGATCACGGAAAAGTAGAGAGGGTCGAATTGTGTCCCGAAATGTACTCCGGGCTCTTTCTTTTCCATAAGCCAATAGATGAGGGTGAACACTGTGAAAATGAGTCCATTGGACAAGAACAACATGGGTTTATTCATGCGATTTGTTTTTTTCGGGAACATGAATTGTATGTGTATTATATACGAGGAAAATAATATCAGACCCCGAACCGGGCTTTATACGCGCGAATCGCGCTCGGAAGGGTCCGTTTTTCCCATAAAATGTACCTGCTCAATGTCGCGGCCGTTGCGGGGTCTCGCCACGATTCCATGGCCCCGTGACGCTTGATATACGCCAGGCGTTTGGCGTCGCCGAGGGCATGGCTCTGTTTCGAATACTTGATGAAATCTCCACATCCCTTGCCGCCGAAATGCGTGACGGTACCGTCGGAGAATGTGGCCATATACTTTTTATTGATGCGTGTGGACGGTTTGATGGATTGGAGCGTGCGTCTGGGCATTCTCGTATACCGTATATCAAGATTTTTTTATTGATATACCGTATGCAATTCTTCGATACAACGACAGATATTCGCCCGAGTCTTATGGGCGCCCAGGACGGGATCGTGACCACGGGCGCGGTTGTAATTGCGTTATTGAGTACGGGACATCCGCCAGCCATGGTCCGCACAGCTGCTATCGCGTCCGCGGTCGCTGGAGCGACGTCCATGGCCTTGGCCGAATGGACGGCCGTATCAGGACAACGTGACGCAGCGGGAGGAACGTGGCACATAGATCCCGTGCGCGCCGCGACTGTATCGTGGGCATCGTTCATGATTGGGTCCATTCTCCCCATCCTATCCCTCTATATCAACATACCCGAAGAATCCAGGGTCTTGGCCGCGTTGGCCATGACCGCCATGTCCATGGCCATTGTTGGCAGTGTCACGGGGTACATGTCCAATGGCGATATGACCAGTAACGCGAAACGGATGGCGTTTGGGGGATCGTTGGCCATTTTCTTGGCCACATTGGCCGGGAGGTATTCGTAAGTATTTTTTTTCTTGGTCCCAGGTACCAAAAGGTACCATGACATCTCTTGAACAACACGTTCCACAAACTTTTTTTTTCGGTCCGTATTATATAGAAATAGGAACCAGAATGCCTGCATTGTCACATACCATAGAACTCAAGAACGATATGTCGAATTGGAACGCATCCGTTCCCAAAAACATCGACGCCAGTGCGTCTCGACTCAAAATCAATATTCCCAAGGGCGGGTACGCGTCCCGAGGAGGCGTGAACGTCAAATGCAAACCGGACGGCATCAAGAAAAGCAAGACATTTGAACTTTCGTTCAAATTGCGTGTGCCAAAAAATCACGATTGGGTGAAAGGCGGGAAACTCGGATTGGGTGCCAACATCAACGGGGGAACGGGAGGAAAAGCATGGGAAAAGAACGACGGGAGCTGCCGTTTGATGTGGCGCCGGAACGGCCAGTTGATCGTGTATTTGTATTTATGCGAAGATCAGGGAACGTACGTCCCAGAGAACGCGTCATGTCCCTTGGTCAAGAACCAGGGCGACGATTTTAAAGAGGCGTGTGGTAACAAGTGGCCCAAAGCCGGATTGGACGTATTCCGGTTCACCAAACAAAAACTGTTTTTGAAGAAGGGGACCTGGAACACAATCACGTACGGAGCCACGCTCAATTCCGCCCCGGACAAGAGCGATGGGAAGGTATGGGTGGAACTGAATGGAGAACGTTTGGAAACAGGCGGGATCCGGTTCACGAAGAATGTGGACAAAAATCAGTTTACACAGATCCAGATGCCCACATGGTTCGGAGGAGGTGACGCGTCCTGGGCCCCGAAGAAGGATACGTGGTTCAAAATGAAGGATATGACGTATACATTTGCATAAGCCGTAAACTTTTTTGTTGGCGTATTGTATGAAGACAATCGTTCTCGCACTCGTCATCGGTATAGCGATCACGTTTCTATGGCACGATAGACGCGAGGAAACATTTAAATTTCGAAATCCTTTTAGAATGAAGCCCAATCTCACGAAAAATCTAACACCGTCCGATACCATGAAAGGGTTCGGCACGGGCGTGAAACCGAAACCAGGGGCGGTCGGAGGAGGGGCCGATCCCTGGATGAAGGCCGGGACGATTTTCGGAGGTCTCGATCTTGCTCTCATGCCATTATGGTTTATTCCCATGGGAGGGGGTGGCGATACCGGCGGAGATGGAGAGGCCGCGGGAGCAGCCGCGCAAGATCCCACGAGTAGTATATCGTCCTCATCGTCCTCGTCGTCCAGTCTTCTCATGCTCATGATGCTCGTCGTCCTCGTTTTGGTCGCGGCGACTTAATATACACATACATTCCATGCATCACATGGAATGTCTGATACTATGTTACTTGAAATGGAAAAAGGCTCCCACGGATCCCAAAAGAAGAAGGACCACCAACAAACTACTGGATGATGAACTCAATTGACTGGACGTATTACCGGTCACGCCTCTGACGATTCCGTCCGTGGTCTTGGTCACGTTGGCCGCGGCATTGCCTGCGGCACCCCCGATAATGTTCCCGCCGAGGGGGGTGAACAACGCCAAACCACCGAGGCCCCATAACCCGGCCTTGGTACGGTCGCGAAGGACATTTTTCCCCGCTGCATTTTTTTTTCTAAAAATACCCATCGTATACGTATACCATACACCAAGAAAAAATTTTTTGTCGTATTTTTTTTCTTGGCCCAGTCCATACAATGGCTCCACCAAAGAAACAACAGAAATTATCCGTGTCCCAACTCACCAAAAATCTTCGTGATCCCGCGAATGCGGACTGGACATCGCTCGATCCAAAAGATGTACGTGTGGGCCTCGGACCCGTGATGACCGAAGAACAGATGCGCGCGTACTGTGAACAGAACGGGATCGGGGCTCCAACAATTGCCGGAAAAGTGAAGATGGATCCATCGAAAGATACGCAACAGTAATTTTTTTTTCTTGCAGTATACTACAACCAAATGAAATATAATAAAATTGTCATCGGATCTATTGCCGTCATCGCTATTGCTCTCATCTATATGTGGTGGAGCAGCTGGTCTAAGAAGCCAGGGTCTGACGTGACTATCGTTACCCCAATGCCAGTCTCCGGATACTCCATTACCGACGACGGGTTTGATGCTAGCGGTATTGCCGAGGGGCTTCCAGAGACCCTCGGACCCATGGAACCTGCACTCGCCGTCCAGGCCACCGAAATCCCAACCAATGAACCGGACGTGATTTCCGCCATTTCCACTGCCGCTGCCGTGCCCATGATGGGTTTGGAAAGCACTACTGCCGCACCAAACGCTGCCGTTGAGACTTATACTTCCTATGCACCAAAGAACTGGAACGGACGTATTTTGTAAATGATCGTTGCACATGGACATTCGTATGAATGTTCATTCGCCTTTAATCGTCGAAAATCTCTATGGATTGGTCCTGATTTTTGAATACTAATATACCGCTCATACTAAATATACCGATGATACCGAGTACCAACATAATGTATACGGGTTTCATGTTGTCGTATATATATTAAACAAATAAAAAAAAATATTTGCACAGAGTATGCTGGTACTATTTGTTGTAGGGGTGATTGCCATATATATTATTCTGCATAGGACTATGGAGACGTACAGAAACGAACGTTTCAAATCTATAAATAAACGATTCTGTCACACGGAAGGTCGTCTGTACAAAATAAGAAACGATACGGATAAAAAAGTCCTCGACATGTCGAGGCGCCTAGTTAAAAATCTTTTGGATCACTTGAAAACACAGAAAAAAAGCAAAAATTCGAGGGAGATTGTTGGTTGGATGTCTCATGAGAATGTATTTTTGTTTACTGGACCGAATGCGCCAGGAGGGAGATTAAAAAGAGAGAGTTCTTCTAGAAAAGCGTGTATGTTTATAAACCCTGATATAGAAGATAATAGAATCGAAGGACGTTTACAGTCTAAAATTTGTCACGAATTGGCACACGTCACAGGAAAAGGTCACGACATGAAGTGGAGAGATACATGGAAATATTTGCTCAATTTATCAAGCCGGGATTTAGGATGGAAAAATCATCTAAATTGCGGTAGTTGTATAAGGTATAAAATATGCAACAAGAAAATGTGCCCGAGGTGCACATGGACAGGGGGTGATCATACAACATGTAAACCATTAAATAAAAGAGGAATTCTCCTCAATTGATTGTTCATTTTTTTTCTAGTGATAGTATATGTACAATTCATTTCCACGCACCGCGCCCGTGTACAGAGGACCGAGGGGCGCGAACGCTGACGTTCTCAGTTGGGGAGCCGTACTTCTCGTGCTCATCGCCATTATTTTTGCCAGTTCGTTGTTGGTGGGCATCAAATCGGACGTGACCGCGCCTCCGAGAGGGCGTCGGTATAAAATAGATTCGGGTTCGTATATGTTTGATTCGGTCGAAACCATCTCTCCAGGGGGCGTTATTCCAGAGCCGAGGGTATTGTCGCATATTCC